TCGGTGGGCGCCAAGACGATCAAATCCATGATGACCGGTTCGCTTGTCAATCTGGCGGCGTCCGACATGGTTTCCGGCATGTATGTCGAAGTCGCCTATAACACAGCAAACGACTGTTTTGTCTGGATCAACCAAAAACCTGTAACGGTTCCGTTCACGGCGGCTTCCGCATCCGGCGCGGCATCGCTTGCTTTTGCCGAGGACACAGACAACGGAACGAATGTTGCCACGCTCCAGGGGGCGGCGAGCCTTTCCGGCGACATTACCCTGACCCTGCCCTCCGCTGCTGGCACCATCGCCAACACTTCGGATTTCATCGGGCAGCAGACAATATGGGTTCCCGCCGCCGCAATGACGGCCAGGACCACAAACGGCGCCGCTTCCGGGTCCGTCGAGACGACGACAAACAAGGTCATGTTGTCAACGCTCGACTTCGACGCAACGACTGCGGAATACGCCCAGTTTGCAATTCAGATGCCCAAGGGATGGGATGAATCGACAATCATCTGCCAATTCGTTTGGTCGCATCCATCCACCACCACCAACTTTGGAGTTGCCTTTGAGCTTGCCGCCGTTGCCTTTGCCGACGATGACGCTGCCGACACGGCATTCGGAACCGCCGTCACCGTAACCGATACGGGCGGAACGACGGATGATATTTACATTTCAGCAGAAAGTTCGGCTATGACCGTGGCCGGTTCTCCGGGGGCGGAAGAATATGTTGTGTTTCAGGTAAACCGCGCCCCGGCCAATGGCAGCGACACAATGGCCGTTGACGCCCGCTTGCACGGCGTGAAGGTTCATTATACCATCAATGCCGCTAAGGACGACTAACGATGCTCAGGGCAACGCAATTGATTGGGTTTGTGGCGAAAAAAAGAACTCCACCAACAATAAACTACGTTACAAAATCCTTCGATACATCCAACGCCACAAGTTACTCCTATTCGTCCCTGTCTATCGGCGCCGAGAGTTCTGACAGATTAGTCATTGCAGTTATGACCAATCACAACGGCTCAAGCACGGCAGTCAGGACTTTGAGTTCCTGCACGATTGGCGGAGTTTCAGCAACGGTTGCAGGAACGGATGGGCATGGCGCCGCTGGCGGCGCTTCTGTCGGTTGGGGGGTGGCGTATCTATTGGTGGCGTCAGGAACCACCGCGACAATCGACTTTACTTTAAGTGGGGGAGTGTCAAACTGTTTGTGTTCTGTATATACCGTCACAGGCTGGTCCTCTCAAGCTCCGACAGTTTATTCAGACACGGCCAGAGTGATTGAAATTGCTCTTGGCAGCCATCCTAACGGCGCGGCACTTGGCGCCGCTGTCCACAATACCTCCGACCAGACTTACACAACGAGTTCCACTGGTTCTGTTCAACCTACCATTGTCGCAACAGATGCGCATGGTTCAGAAGCCGGGTACTCCGCATTGATTAGCCTGACAAATGCGTCTGGCTCTCCAACCGTTTCGATTACCTCCTCCTCGTCGACCACCAACGAAGCCGGGTTTGTGGCAGTTTGGGAGTAATGACAATGTGGACCTGGAAATCCCGTTCACACCTCGTCGACGCTCATTTCCACATCCCACTGTTTGCGGCCTATGGCGCGGCGGCATGGCTGTCGATTGTATTGCTCCCGCCGCTGATTGCCTCCGCCTGCATCGCGTTTCTCGTGGGCTACATCCGCGAGGTCACGCAGGTTCAACAGAAGCACTATGACAACGTGATATTCTACGGCTGGTTCGCGGCGTTCAATTTCGAGTGCCTATATCCGGGTGCAATCCTGATTATCGCGGCAATCGCCAGCGAAATCGCTGGTTAGGGCTTAACAACAACTCCACAAGGTTTTCAGATGACAAGCGATGGCGAGCGAATTGCGGTTCTTGAGGCGAATCAAAGGCACATGCACGATAAAATAGACGCCATGGCCGAACAACTGCAGGAGGTTCATGACCTTTTGTTGAAGGCCAAAGGAGCCAAATGGGCAATCATCGGACTTGCCACTTTGGGCGGTTTCGTGTCGGCGAAGATCGGGGCCGCCGCAGCATTATTTGGAATGTCGTTCGGAAAATGATATAGGAGGCCACCATGCGCCGTTTTCTCGCCGCCGTGCTTTTTTTCGCATTTGCCGGAACGGCCATCGCCGCCGACAAGACCTGCCTTCTCGGCGACCGGCAGGAGTTCTTCGATTCCGTCAAGACGCTCAACCCGAAAATCTACCGCGCCACGCCAAAGGCGCTGGCCACGATCCTCGACAAGATCAACGCTCCCCGCCTCGCTGCCAAGTCCTACGCGTTGGAAGCCGACGAATTGTATCTAGGCGTTTTCACAACGAAACAGGGAACCGTCATGGCCGGCATTGTCATGTTCAAGGATGGGTGCATCGTGCCGGGGACCGTCACGAGTATGAACATCGAACAGTGGGCCGCCTTCATGGAAATGATCGGCCTGAAGCGCGAGGATTTCTATGACCTCAAGGAGGCGACCTCGTGAAAACCTCGATTGCCGGAATTGAGGCCATCGCCAAGCACGAAGGCTTGAGGCTCCGGGCCTATCCAGACCCGGCAACGGGCGGCGAGCCGTGGACGATTGGCTACGGCCATACCAGCGCCGCTGGGCTTCCAAAGGTCTTGCGGGGCATGGTCATCACCAAGGAACGGGCGCGGGAAATCCTCGCCAATGATCTGGTGAAATTTGAGAACGCCGTCGAGAAAGCCCTGACGGTCAATCCGACGCAGAACCAGTTCGACGCCATGGTGAGCCTCTGTTTCAACATTGGGCCGGCGAATTTCGGCAAGTCCAGCGTTCTGAAATTCCACAATGGCCGCCAGTTTGAGAAGGCCGCCGGGGCATTTGCGCTCTGGAACAAGGCCGCCGGCAAGGTCATGGCCGGGCTGACCGCCCGCCGCGCCGCCGAGCGGGCGCTCTACCTCAAGAAATGACTGCCGCGCCGGGCGGCTCCCGGCAACCAAAGGAGACTACCATGACCAAAGAAGCAGTAGGCGGCATCGTCCGCGCCATTCTCGCCGCCGGGGCCGGCTATCTCGCTGGCAAAGGTTTTATTGACGCCGGAATGGTTGATCAGCTCGTCGGTGCCGGCGTTCTGATCGTCACGGCCATCTGGTCCGTGCTGTCAAAGAAGGCCGCCTGATGAGCTGGCTGTGGCCCTCTATTCTGGGCGTCATCCTGACCGCCCTGGGCGGCGGGGCTTTCCTCGCCATCCAGCGGCCCGGATTTCTGGCCGGGCTTGTCGGCATTGCGGCAAAAAAGGCTTGGGCCATGGCCTGGCCCTACCTGCTTTATGCCTTCACGGCTTCCCCGGAGACGATTGAGCGGTCCAAGAAGGAGGCCCGCGAGGGCTTGAAGCCGGGCGAGGGACGCACAGGGAAGCCCTCCAGGGGCGGCGGCAAGAATGGCTGACAAACCCCTAGACTGGTTCGACATCGGCCTCCACGCCCTTCCTAGCGCGTTCTGGGCTGGCATGTGCGGCTGGATGGCCGCTCTCGGGGCGGCGAGCAGCATTCCGGCTGGCACCCTGTTGATGATAATTGCCGTTATCGCCTGGGCCGGGGGGTTAATGTTCTGGATCGCCCGCGAACTCGACCAGCACGGCGGGAAATTCGGCGGGATACAATCACAGCTAGAATGGCTGATCCCGTTTCTTGTACAACTCGCCGCCGGCCCGGCTGTGTTCCTGATCATGGCATGACCCATGGCTCCGCGCATTCGGATCAAGTGGATCAAATCGGACAAGGCGTGGGGCTACGCCGACACGGCCAAGCGAACAATCGAGCTTGACCGTCGCCTAGACGACAAGACGATGCTAGAAATAGCGGTTCACGAGACGGCGCACATTTGCCTCCCCGTTCTGGACGAGGCCGCCGTCGAGACGCTAGGCAAGCAGGCCGCCGATGTTCTCTGGCGGCTGGGCTTCCGACGCGCACATGATGGCGATGAATGATGCCAAGAACTGGCCTTTCCGAAGATGAGTTTGTTGCAACCTGGATGAAGTTCGGCGGTCATGTGGTCAACATTTCCAAGGCCCTTGGCGTCAACGAAAGGTCGGTCCACCAGCGACGAAAATCAATTGAGGACCGCCGGGCGATTGTTCTCCCCAGCAACCCGACGGCCCAATATTCGACCCGGCCCAAGGAGTACGTCGAGAAAATCGGCCACCGGATCACGCTCACGGCGAAAGATGCGGTGGCCGTTGTTTTTTCCGACGCCCATTATTGGCCAAGCGACAAGCCAACCGCCCATGCCGCGCTTGTCCGGTTCATCAAGAAACACAAGCCGCAATTCGTAATTTGCGCCGGGGATGCTTTCGACGGTGCGAGTATTTCCCGGCACCCGGCAACCGAATGGGCCAACCTTCCCCGCGTCGATGAAGAACTTTCGTATTGTCAGCAGATGATGGCCGAGATCGAGGAGGCATCCCCGAAGGGCGCCAAACTATGCTGGACGATGGGCAATCATGATAGCAGGTTTTCCGCCCGTCTCGCCCAGATGGCCCCTGAATATGTCCGGGTCCATGGCGTCGATCTTCCTGACCACTTCCCGGCGTGGAACCATTCATGGTCGGTGTTCATTAACGGCGTCGTGATAAAACATCGTTTCAAGGGGGGCGTTCACGCAGCGTGGAATAACACGCTTTATACCGGGCGAACAATTGTTACCGGCCATCTGCATAGACTGGCAATTTCGCCATTCACGGACAGCAACGGCCGTCGCTATGGCATCGACTGCGGCACCCTGTCAGACTTCGGCCCCGATCAAAAAAAATTCGGTTATGCCGAAGATAACCCATTCAATTGGGCGTCCGGGTTCGCCGTTCTCACATGGCGCAATGGAGAGCTGCTCCCGCCGGAACTGGCAATCGTTCAAAACGCGGTGACTTGGTTCAGAGGCAAGCCACTATGAAGATGGTCATTGTCGAAAGCCCGTTCCGCGCCACGGCGGAACGGAGCCAGGAACTTCACTTGACATATCTTAACCACTGCATCGCCGACAGCATCGAACGCGGCGAGGCGCCCTACGCAAGCCACGCAATCATGCCGCTGGTTCTCAATGACGATGACCCCGCCGACAGGCTCCGGGGCATCATGGCCGGCTGGCGATGGGGCGATCATGCCGACTTGGTCGCCGTTTACCGCGACCTAGGGATCAGCGAGGGGATGAAACTGTCAATTCAGCACTACGAAGCGATAGGAAAGCCGGTCGAATGGCGAACCTTGCCGCCGGCTCTTGTCAAATCTATTCTAGATGACGCCTAACCCCAGCCCGTCGCTTCCTCGGAGGCGGCGGGCTTTATAGTTTTGGGGACAATTTTTAATTCAGGCTGATAAGTTGTAATTTAAGCCTCGAAATTTTAACTGGCGGGCCGGGGCGCTACTTCGGCTTCCACGCGCACATCGGCATCGTTTTGCCGCCATTGTCATGTTTGCGCCAGTTTCCCCATTCGTGCTGGCAGCGGCCACCGCCGCTCAATCTGCCCGAACCACCGCCGCTCGTGCCGCTCGATCCACCGTCATCGCT